GTTTAAATTTAGAACACATGTGCGGTTTCGAGCATATGGGGATGATAATATGGGTAAAGTGATGAAAACAGTTCAATCTTGGTACAACATGCAAACTATAAGAGACGGCTTTACAAAATTCTTTGGAATGAATTATACTACTCCGGGAAAGGAAGAAGTAGTAAAACCATTTTTGGAAATTCACGAACTAGAATTTTTGTCTAGGGCATTTAGATTGTTATATCGGGAGGATGGAACATTGGATAAGGTTTTGGCACCTCTGAAACTAGAATCAATTTTTGGTATGTTGGCGTGGGTTCGTAAGAGCGGGACGGCAACTATTGAAGAACAATTGCAAATTAATGTGGATACAGCAATGAGAGAATTATCTTTGTATGGTGAAATACCGTATAATAAGTATTCAGATATTATATTGGGGTGGGCTAGTGATAGTTCTACTCAAATACAGGTTAAGTCATTTGAGGAAGTTAATGCGCGTGTACAAGACGTGTATTACTTCAATGACGTACCTATCTATGATTAATTTAGCAACGTCCGTGATGACGTTAAACTAGTCCGAGATGACATAAAACTAACGTTCCGCAATGAACGCAAACTAGGCCCAATGCACAGCTACGTTGATAGCCAAGCTCTGTTTGAGCAGAACCTGGAAAGGAAGGCCAGTAAATACCGGACCCCTTAAGAGAATGCATGGGACGTGTGTGGATTTGAACACGTATTCGCGCTTTTGAGGATAAAAGATCAATTTAAGTGGAGCAGCATCGTTGCAATGTTGTTGTTCCCTAACTTTAGATTTGCAGCTTTTAATTTAGAAGGACAAACACAAGAGAAATTTTCCAATCACTCTTTTACAAAGATTGGAGTAGCAGAAGAGACTATAACAGAAAAAGAAGAATCGCGACTTGTTTCCGAGAACTGGGAATTAGGCACGCATTTGACCACACGGGAGTACCTTTTGCCAAATAGTTCACTTTGGCCTCGAGCGATAGTGAACAATGCACGATACGCACTGGCCATCCCGTGGTCGTGTGCCTATACAGGAACGGAGACCCCTAACCCGTTTTGGTCAAAGCCAGTCGATGACTTGCGAAATGTTTTTAGTATGATGAGGTGGAAATCGATCACTGTCAGAATCAACATACTATCAACCCCAGCCAACTATGGTTTCGTGGAAGTCTTAAAATTCCCGGGAACCATAGATGAAGGATTAGCAATACATGCAGATGGGCTTGGTGGAGTTGATTTTGACTCGCTTCATAGTAAGGACCCAATACTCCTATCGATTGGCGATCAGGAAGCCATAGAAGTGGAGTTCCCTTGGAATTCACCTTTTGAGTGGGTTTCTACTACGATGAATCCGTACGCAGGACCACCAACCCCGATATTGTGGAACGCGTTTTACAATCAGTGGACACTGTATATCAGGGCTTATTACCAGGGAATAGATACTACGACAGCCCA